CAATTGCTTTGTCGATCCTGCAATGCCTCGAAGGGTGCTAAACATCCCATCGCGTTCGCCCAATCCATCGGGTTGTTGCTGTGACCGTCCAAACCCCTGCTGGACTGGGATAGTGTGATCAGGCGCGTGGTAGAGGAGTTGAGAGGACGGATGAATGGAAGGTAAATTAGGGCCAACGCGTTGGATTTGCGGTTGTTTAATAACCGAACACCCCAGGTGGGAGTGTTTGAAAATGACGCCAGCCGAGCGAGTTAGTTACAAGGCGCGGATCAAAGCACTGGAGTCAACTTATAAGGCGAGTTCGGTGTTGCAGGTACTATTGGCCACAGCAGCATTCTCGCAAAACCGTGTGTGATCAGGCGCGTGGTCGAGGAGTTGAAGGTGCGACAATGACGGAAGAGATTATCATCGCAGGATACCCCCTCTCACGCCTTTCCAATTGCTCAATGCAAACGTTACAGGGCATCCTGGATTTGTATAAAAGAGGCTATGCGAGTGAAAAACACGATTATTTGTGTCGTGGGTTGCCGCCTCCTGTGCCAGGGATATTTGCCAAAGAAATCATCGCTTTGAGCTATTTTATTGAAGCACTGAAGGTGCGCGTATGAGTATCATGACCACCATCGCAGCCGACCTGATGTACGCAGCGGATCGGCGTGGCGGCCGAATGCCCGATCTGTGGCGCGTCGGGCATGGAACTTACAAGGCACTCGTTAAGGAAATGCGGGAGCAGGCTAAAATTCATCAGAACGGCACGCTCTGGGTGGCGGATAACGCTTTCGTTGATGCGGAGAGCGACATCCCGCCGGGAGCGGTCATGGTTCTCGGCGTTTCGGTCGAAGAGATAAGGTCGTATGACGATGCGACGCCAGCGCAAGCAGGGGTTTGACCCCGTCGCTGATTGGGACGGCAGGATATCGGCCTGGAGTCCGTTGTATGGCCACAAACTGATCACGTCGAAGGATCGGCATCGCATCTCGGTCGAGAACATGAAGCAAATGGAAAAGCTGGACCGAATCGAGAAGGAAGACGCAGTTGAACGGTGTCCGCCGCGGCGGCAGGCGAAAACGGAGTGGTGGCGGTGAACGATCGTATTCTGACGAATGATGATGTTCAATGGTTTCAGGATCACCCGGACCGCAACGCACGCATTCGCGTTCCGGCGTTTGCCGAGTTTATGGCGGAATGGCAGTAACTTGGGATGCACCACATGTCTCGCCGCCGCGTTCTGGTTTGGCGTGTGCCGAAGAAAAACCCGAAACGTCATCTGGTGCCCGATGGGCTGATGCGCATTCCGTTTTTGCCGTTTGCCGATGAATCGATCGAGGACGATGACAAGACGATCCTGGCTATTCTTGATGACCTCATGAAGAATGAGGCGAATTACAGGTGAGCGGCCGCACCAGAAACCCCGGCTGGGTCTCCGCTTTCCGCAAGTACGCGGCAGCGGTGCGTATCCAGTCAAAGCACGCCGAGGAGGACCCCGACGGCACCGGCATTCCCCTGAAAATGTGGACCTCGCAGGTCCGCGTGCTTGATCAGATAATCGATGGTCTGCAAAACGGCATCCACATCTTTTACGTTTTGAAATCGAGACAACTTGGCGTCACGACCGTTACGCTTCTGTTACTATTGTTCTGGGCGGCGTGGCATCCCAACACGATCCTGTGCCAGGTTTCCGACGACGAAAAGCAGAGCAACAAAAATCGTATCACGATCCGCAGCTACCTGAACTCGCTTGTCGGTTTCATGGGCAAGAGCTTTCGGATCACGCGCGACAACAGGATGGGGTTCGAGTTCTCCAACGGTTCACGTATCGATCTGCTGGTGGCCGGCAAGACCAAGATATCGTGGGGTGAGGGCGAAGGTTATCTGGGCGGCGTGCTGACCGAGGTTGCGAGTTACGGCAAAGAGGAAGGTCTGGACTCGTTCCGCCACGCCATGGCGCCGGAAAACCCGCGGGCACTCTATATCTTTGAGAGTACGGCACACGGTCCGAACCATTGGAAAGACATGTGGGACGCGGCGATGAAGGACGAGTTCTCATCGCGCTGCATCTTCGTCGGGTGGTGGTCGAACGACCTGCAACGGATCAAAATTACCGATCGCCGCTATCGCATGTTTGGCAACGAACAACCGAGCCCGGAGGAATGGGACCGGATCAGGCTGGTCAAGGATCGCTACGGCTTCGATATCACCATGGAGCAACTGGCGTGGTATCGCTGGCAGCAGTCGCAGCCGTCCTCCGGCGTGGCCGACATGTCGCAAAACCAGCCCTGGTACGCCGAAGAGTGTTTCGTTTTCAGCGGTATTTCGTTCTTCCAGGTCCGGCTGGTCGCCGATCGCCGCGAACAGATCACCTCGGCGCCGGCCGAACTGGCGGTAGAAGATGGCGGCTTCATCTTCCAGGGGTATTCGTTTTACCTTGGCGACGAATACCATCTGTCACGCGTTGAGAAACTGGACTCGGCGCGCTCCTCGATCGATGTGGTGCGGCTCCGGGTATGGGAACATCCGCAACCCGACGGCTGGTATGCCATTGGCGTCGATCCGGCGTTCGGGCGCGATGACCGAAATAATAACCATGCGGTATCGATCTGGCGCTGCTTCGCCGACAAGATCGTGCAGGTTGCCGAATGGGCTGACAACATCCCGGACACTCGCAACTGCGCCTGGGTGATCGCTTATGTTGCGGGTCAATATCAGAACTGCCGGATTAATATCGACATGACCGGTGGCCCAGGCCAGGCTGTCATGCAGGAGTTCGACAACCTGCGCAACCGGATGCGATCGGAACTGTATCAGACCGAATTGCGGCGGCTGGCCGAAAAGGAAAAGGCTGAGAACGAGGCCCGGCGGCTCTCCGGCGACCCGGAAGAGACCGGTCGGATCGGGCACAACAGCGGGCCGGGGTGGTCGTTTGAGGACTTCCTGCCGGCGGCCAACTGGTACATGTATCGGCGGATCGACAGCCCGGGGCCGGGGTTCGTCTATAATTCGAAAATCGGCCGTGACCTGAAGTTCAGGATGATGAACGCCTATCGCGACTCGTGGAAGTCCAACCTGTTGGAGATCCGGTCGGTTCCACTGCTGGACGAAATGGCGATCGTGCGCCAGGAGGCATCGGATATCGGAGCTGCGGCGCCGGGCCGGCAGCGCGACGATCGGACTTTTGCGTCAGCGCTTGCCAATCTGACCTGGATCGAGAATCTTCGTCCGGCACTCATTGCGAATGGGATTACCTGGGAGGGTGCCAGGAAAAAAGCGGCAGGGGAGGTATCGGCTGTGGGGGAAATCCTGACGCACAGAGTGTATTCGATACTACGTGCGCAGGCCGAAATTGACGAGGGGCCTCCTGCCAAGAGCTTCTTTGAGGCAAGAGGCCTACTCGCGTGATCGAGCAACACCCTGTTCTGGAAATCCGCCCCGGCTGGGCCACGAAACCGGCCAACCGATACCAGGCGCATCCCGATCTGCGCGCCGCTGTTGTTCAGTTGCTGGATTTCCCGGAGCATATCTTTATCGTGACCGACCAGGAATTGCCCACGTCGGTTCAGCACGCCGTCGCGATGATTGCGGCATGGAGGTTACAGAATGAGCGAACAACATAAAATCAAAGCCTCGGCGAAGCGGATGGAGATGGCGCCTGAGACTGTCACCGTGCCAGGCGCTAGATACGAGGTCCCCCCGGCAGTCGTTCTGGTTGAACAGGACGGCACGCCAATCGACGCCATGCCAGTGTACATCACGTCCGTTTCTAATGAACGCCCGTGGCACCTGATGGACAACGCGCCGCAGGACGGCACCATGATCGAGGTCAAGGAAGACCCCGAGGACCCGGATGTATCAGCGGTGATGGTGCGCTATTACCACACGTCGGTTCGCGACCGCGCGAGACGCAAATGGGTACCGGCGGCGTGGTGGCGCAACGCACTTACGGCGGAACGGCTTTCGTTCGAGCCGTTCTGCTGGAGGATGCCGGATGGTTTCACGCAACCAGGCATGATCGTGGCATGAAGACTGTTAGAATTGAATTTCGTCCGTTTTGGATCGTTGCCTTGATTTGGGTGATGTGTCGCTTGTTGGAAGTGTACCATGCCGCAAGACGATAGGCAGAGATATGTTCATTGGTTCAGATGCCGCAGTTGCGGTAATCGGTTCCATGTCAATCGGCTGACCGCCGATTCATCCAAGGTCAAAACGCCGAACTGCCCGCGGCGGTCCTGCCTCGGCAAGTCGAAGGAAAGTCACACACCGGACATCGGTTTTGATCCTGCCGAAGGTAAGGCGCCGGCAATTGGTGGTTCGCCGTTCGCCCGGGCCATGGATATTACGAATGAGATCGTGGCCGCCGATCACGGCATGACCGATCTCAACACCTCGATGCGCCCCGGTGAGATCACGGCGCCGAAACTACGGCCGGACCTTCAGGCCAAGGCTGACGCATTCTTCAATCCGCCAAAACGTGAGCGCCGGGGCCGGGTCGATCTGTCCGGGCTCTATGGTGAACGCGCTGTAACGGCGCAAAACGGGCAGCCGGCCGGGCAGAAGTTCGAGGCGCAGGGCGGCCATGCCATCCAACCGATCCTGACCAGCAAGCCGCAAGGATCATCGCCGGTCCCGGCGTATATTGACGTGGCGCCGCCTCGCCAATAACTCCAATCACTTGCCGTTCGAGCTTCATCTATCGTATGAAGCCTCATGCGCATCGATGGACCTCGGAACAAGTGGGCCAGATATATCATTCAGACGTGTACGGAATCACGCCCGCAACGGATACAGCGTGGGCGGGCGTTCCGGAATATATTTCTCACTGGCGATGAGAATGGAGTCCCACAAACCTACCTTAGAACGCAGGATTTCATCCGGGATGTGCTTGCCTTCCTCTACAGCCCGAGCGATCTTAGGTTTACGGTCTCCTATTTCGGCCAGGTAGGCCCGGTCGATCGCGCCAAGGCCGCCGCGGCAGCCGCTTTTTTGTATCAGCATATCGTCGATTCGGACACCGACGACGCCATGTCCGACACCGTGCTCTGGTCGTTGGTCAAGGGCAAAACCATCCATCAGACGCTTTGGTCCCGCAAGGGTGTTGAAAGCTACCTGATCCAGCCTGAGAGTTTCGGCGTCTACAATGAGGCGATTTCTGATCTGGAACGTCAGGAAGCATTCACCCACACGACCTTCCTTACCCGCTCCCGTTTCCGCCAACTCATCTCCGGCCTGCCGCCCGATCGCCAGCGCCATCTGATGAAAGCCGCCTCCGATTCCATCGTGCGCGGCCGCGAGGGCGAGGACGGTAACTCAGTGCTGAAGCAGATCGTGGTCGGCGGCCTCTATCCCTATACCGCGACGGGCCAGACCCCGGTGTCGTCCGGCGGACAGGTGCAATACCTGTTCGGCCCTGAGCCGCAGATGCAACCTGGC